CCATAATATGCATAATTCCACTGAGTGAAGATTTCCCTCGAAGTAAAGAGGTAAATATTCAACAACTCGAGAGCAACACTACCCATCGGCACGTGGTTCAACAGTTCCAAACCGGGCTGCACGTGGATATACAGCAAAGTATAGGACCAGAATTGGAGCACAGAATAATTACAATTCCTTTCGAACAGCTTCCCTGACACTGGTAGTTTACAACCTACTGTTTTAAACCACTCCACGCACGAAGTAAGATTCGCATAAGGCGAAATTTCACAAATGCGTTTCAGCTCGTCCACAGTTGGACTACGGTCATACATTTTCACGAAACAATGGAAAGCATGTGATTCAAACAACCCGTAACTCTTGATATCACAAGAACGCGCTAACGCATTGTCATCCTCTACCTGCAATAAGTGCGAGGGGATCATCGAGCCATACTGTCTCACGACACGCAACGATCGCAAAAGAAATTGCTCTGTCCTTGCGAAATCACCAGTACTAAAATTGAGCATGTCAACTTGACCCATATGTTCCAATGAACCAGGTTTATACCAATCCTCCATTACCTTCTTATAACTCGGGATCTTGTTCTTTTTCAACAATACCCTGCGGAATTTAGGATCGACACCGCCCAAAGCGAGTGTAAGATCATTCGTGATCATCGCGTATAAATCAGGTTGGTGGGCACACAAATTCAGATAACCAATACCCTTTTGTAGAGTATACTCCGCCTTCCTATTTGGATTGGCCATCTTCTTTGTTGCATCAGCCTTAAACTGCGAATATCGCATCAATAACTTAGAACGCTCATGCACAACTGCAAACTCGGGCACATCAGCACCAATCAATGCAAAGTCGGCCTCATAATCGGCTCCTGGCTTAGGTATCTTCCCCAGGAATGTTTGGTCCCAAATCGTAGTACCAGAGCACTCGATCTTAAACGTCATTCCGAAATATTTCTTAGCAATCTCAAACACAGTAGGCCAATCAATATCTTCATTAGTGGCCGCCATGTTGTCATCACTGAGATTAGCAAGGTAAACACGATCATAAAATTCACGGATAGGCCAATTCTGGGCCTTACTAACCGAATAAATCAAAATCGCCTGCAAACCATTTGTATTCTGCTTTGAAACATTCGAACTACCAGTCGTGCCGCCCCCTTCTTTAAGGACGATACCTCCTGGTGCTGTCGGATCGGTCAACAACGTTTTCGCACAAACTTCCTCATACTCTTCCCGCATACTACTTATGTGCTGCCATAGGTCCTTGGCCTCACCACTAGAAGATGATTCAACATCAGCCCATAGATCACGGATCAGGTTAATAATATACCCTTTCTGTTCCTGCTCCATGGCGCAATCAATGTGACGTCCAATCACTTCATGTTCCGGTAGATGCCTATAACCGGCCTTTCGTATCTCTCCAATAATCCGGAAAGTATTCCGCAATAAATTACGGTCGAAGGAGACGCCATCGAAGGAATATACGTACTTATACCTCGAAGCCTCCTTAAAGACTGCACCAAGTGCAGCACCATTCAAGGTGATCCCGCATTTGCTCGGTTCATCGTGGGGTGCATGTCGATTGTTGATATCAAAGTTTAAGACGCCCTGTTGGACATTATTCAGCAATGATGTCGCCACAATAGAACGCAACTTACCCGGATTTTCCATTAGCTTTTGTTTCGGGACAACCTGTGATTTTGGGAAGGCATGTGCCAAT